TCAGCGTATCCGCCTACAGTCGGAACGAGGGCAAAGACCAGACCGCGAGCAAGCGGGTTGCTCCAGTCAATTCTGCCGGTCCCCAGAGGAGGCTGGTGAGTTCTCGTCGGACGTAATATCACGCCCATCGCTTAGACCGTCTGCGCCTGCACTCGGAGGTAGTGGAGCGCGTGGTTGCCGGCCGTTGGGTTCAGGTCGGAGCCTGCCGCGTTGATGACGAATACGCCCCAGAACATCGGCATGTACCCAAGCACCGATGAGATGCTGATGCCGGCGATTGGGTACTCTTGGTTGCTGGTGGCGTCTACGACAATCGTGGTAGCCATCCTCATTGCCGAGAACAACACGTTTCTGGATACCGCCGTGAGCAGCCCATCCGATCCGTCTACTCCGTTTGCGCTGCCCAGCACTGGATAAGTCGGCGTGCCGCTCGAAACGCTGACTGGCGCATAGACCCAGATCTCAATGCGGTTGCCGAGGGTCGGAGAAGTGCCGGTCGTGATCTTGCCCGTCAGGACGTGATCGAGATCAAGGAACGTCGTGTTGTCCACCGCAGTGGACTCGCGCCCAGCACGGACGTTCGTCGAGTCGTTCGCCAGCGACGCCAGCGTGATCGTCAGCGCAGTTGTGCTGGTGACGGGAAATTTTGACTTGATGTCAGCCATGACTTACGCCTGCGCAAACACATTAACGGCCGCATCCACTGCGGTCTGCACCGCCGCATCCGATGCGCCAGTGATCGCCGCGAGCGATGCCGCCCGGTTCTGCGCGATCACCGGCCAGAGGATGTTCTTCGCGGCCTCGTCGGGGTTCCTGAACGTCGCCTTCGCCCAGATCAGGCGGTTGGCGTTGTTCGGCACGTTGGATGCCTCCGTGCGCACAGTCTCGGCGGCAACGATCACCGCGACACGAATTTTCTGCCGCAGCACGTCGTTCTCGGAAGCGGTCAGCAGTTCAGCGTAGGTCGCCATCAGAGCACCTCGATTACAACAGCCGTCACAGCCGCTGGCGGCGCGTCGGCAAGGGTTACGCTTGCAACAGTCGGCGCGGAAACTTGCGCCGGACTCTGCTTGTCCACGACTGAGAGCCGGAACACGTACGTCCCCGGCTCCAACTCGGTCTGGTCGAACGACTCGCCGACGACGCGCCCCACCTCGGCGTAGTTCGCGCCTTGGTCCGCTGACAACTCGACGCGCACATAGGCAACGTCCGCAGCGGCAAGCGGCTTGCCCCCGACGCGCGTGGAGGGGTTCTTCCAACTGACTCGCACATTCGCCATTTTCAGATTCTCGTTATTCGTATTTCGGTTACAGACATCGGCGCTCGCACGCGATCATCGAACAGCGAGCGCACCCAGGCTATGAGCCGCCTCAGCCACTGCACTGCGCGACCACGACATCGGGGCGCACGTTGCCCGACCACGACACCGCAGCGCGCGGCACGACGTTGTAGCCATTGACGCCCTGTGCAGGGTCGCAGGCCGTCTCAGCGGGCACCGTGCCCACCGGCAGCATCACGAAGCGGTCGCGCTGCTTGATGACCGTGTAGGCCACCCGCGCCGCTGCCCGCAGATTCGCTGGCGGGTTCGGCTTGGGCGGCGCCACCACTGCCTGCACGGCGCCAGTCGGGTCCGACTCCACGCCGCCGGCCGTGGTGAAGGCGCGGAAGCAGTACGTGCCTGCGGCGAGGTTCGGGCTTGTCGCGGTGATGACAGCGCCAGCGGTGACGAACTCGCCAGCCTTGGTGCCGAACGCGGCGCCTGCGCACGTGCCGTACTCGATCCGCGTGCGGGTGATGCTCGAGGCGGCGAGCGGCGTGCCGTCCGTGTTGAAGGCGGGGTTCGTCCAGTCCACGGTTACCGTCGCGGCCGTGGCAGCCGGCGCGAGCGCGAGCAGGACGAGGGCGATAACTGCCCGCATCATTTCAACTTCTCCAATGCCGCATACAGCGCGTTGCGGTGCCGCGCGAAAGGGGCTTTGCCAGCCCTCAATCGCGGCAGCATAGCGGTCGCCGCCCCTTCGAGCTCGGACAGCGCCGCCGCGCGGTTCACCAGGTAGACGGAAACCTCGGCGTTCGCAGTAACCGCCATGTGCCCGATCAGCGGCCGGCCTTCCGGCAGTACGGCGCCCATCTCCCACGGACGCGGGCTCGCATTGGCGAGCAACGCGAGAACGGTTGACGAAAAACTCACTGCATCACCCCCTCGTCCATCGCTTCTTCGATAATTTCGGCAATCTTGCCATCCTTGCCGCGCACCGCGCGCTTGCGTTTCGGCGCACGCACAGCCTTTTGCAGCGCCTCGCTCGCCTGGGCCTGCGCCTGCATCGCCTGCATGACCTGGCCGAGCCCTGAAGCGACCTGCTCAAGCATGCCGGCCAGTTGCCCGAGGTCTTGCGCGCCGCCGCCGTCCATCGGCGCTTGCGGAGTTGGCGTAGCGGCGCCACCAGTCTTTTGACTCGCTGGTTTCGCGCCGCCGGCCGCGGCCTTGGCGGAAAGTTGTGCAGTTTTGGCCTGTAGGGTCAATTTGCCCGACTCGTGTTGTGCCTTCTGCTTCAACGATTCGCCTGCCGTCTTGTGCTCCAGGCTCTGCACCTGTCCCTGCATGCTGATCTTCAATTCGCGCACGTCGAGATCGTTCTTGCGCGCGATCATCTGGTTTTCCTGCATCGCGGCCTGCAACTGCGACTGCAACTTGGCGACCGTCGAATCGAACTGCAGCTTGTCGGCGGCGGCCTTCTGCTCGACCTTCGCGACCGCAACCTGCGCCTCGGCGCCGCTGTCGCCTTCCTTGCCCTTCTCCGGCGGGGGCTGCGGCGGCTGCATGCCCTTGATGTCCTCCTCGATTTCATCCCCGAAGCGGAACCGGCGCGAGATGGCGAGCAGCATGTTCTTGGCAACGCCGAACGGCAGCACGCCCTGCAGCACCATCGGGCCGACGCCGTTCAGGAACTGCGCCATCGCGTTCATCAGCTCGGCGATGTTCTTCTGGTCCTCGGCGGCCTCCGGCTCGACGGTGGAGTTCGTCTCGATGTCGATTTTGTAGGCGCGCTGGAGGTCATCCCGTAGGACTTCAATCACCTGCACCCAGGTAATGGAATTCTTAGCCTGCTCGGCGAGCTGTTTGTACTGCGCGATGGCGGGATTTGGCTGGCGCGGGTCAGGCGACGGCTTCATCGCGGCTTGCTTTGCCGCCTGCGCGGTTTGCAGCAGTTGCTGCGACTGCATCTGCGTGAGATACGGCAGCCCCGTCATGCGAGCCCATGTGTCCTCGGAAAACTTCGAAGCGGCGATTTCGAGCATCATCCGCATCAGGTCGCGCGCGAAGCGCTGCACCTCGGCCTGCTTGGGCTTCAGGCGCAGCGAGCCCCACTGGTTCTTGATCTGCTGCGCGCCCAGTGTCTCGGAAGCCTTCGACGAGCCACGCAGGATGTCCGAGATGCCCATGATCTCGTAAATGACCTGCTTGCACGCCTCGCGGGCGGCGTACAGCTCGCGCAAGGTAGTGATAATGACATCCAGCGGCATGAACCAGATTGCATTGGACAGGCCCTTCTCCGCGGCGAGCGAGGAGCCTTTCTCGGCAGGCACGAGCGCGTTATCGTCCGCCTCCATCAGGTTCGCGAGGTCTTCGCCGAGCTCGCTGTCGTAGATGCCGCGCGCCTTGACCGCCTGGATCATGCGATTGATGCGCAGCGAGATGCGGTTCAACTCGATCGCCTGATTCTCGTACAGCGAGTACATCGACACCGGCACGGTCGAGTCGGTTTTCTCGATGAACTGGATCGGCCGCGGCACGTTGAAAAATCCGGTGAGTTCGAGCGGGTCTTCCTCGACCAGCAGGTACCCGTCCGTGTACTGCGGGGAAACGTAGCGCACCTTGCGCCCGCCGCTCTTATCCCAAATTTGATATATCAGCGCCGTCTTGCGCTCGCCAGTCTGGTTCTCGCCTTTGCTCGGCCGCGCGCCATCGGAGTCGTCGTCTTCGAGCCCCTTGGAGAAGCGCACCAGCGACGTTTTTTCCCTGCCGAACAGCCGCAACGCCTCGGGCTTGTCGATCTGCATCTCGATCGCGACCCACGGCACCTTCGACCATTTGCGCGCGAAGCCGAAGTACACCCGGTTCCACGACTGCGTCTCGCAGCACACGAGCTCGGCCTTGACCGTTTCCTTGTACATCTCGGCGTCGTATTTGACGCTCGCGATGCCGCGGCCGGGCAGCAAGCCGTCCATCGTCGCGGCCTTCATCACGTCGTTGAAGGTTTCGTAGCCGTCGATGTTGGTGTCGAGCGCGAATTCAAGAAAACACTGCGCCGCTTTCGCCGCCGCGGTGCCAACGCGGTCCCCGTCCTTGTAGCGGCGCGTGACGACCGGGCGCGGCGTCTGCGAGTACATCGAGGGCAGGATCGTTTCCGTGTTGCTGAACAGGATGTTGAAGGGCGTCTCGTCCTTCTTTTCCCCGCAGTAAATCTCCCGCACCCGCCGGCCGTCCGAGCGGTAGTCCTTCTCGCGATTCTTCGCCGCCTCCACCTCACTCAGCCAGTGAAGCACCTGGCTCGAAACCTTCTTGTCCTCCTTGTCGCCGCCCGCGTCGTCGTCGGCGTCGATCGGCTCGCGCTTCTTGGAGCCCATGCGTCAACCCGCGTGGAAGATGCTCACGTTCAACGTGCCGCCGATGGTCACATGCAGGCCTGCAGGGCAGTCGGCGGGGAAGGGATGGAACCCGATTGCCGGCGTGATCGTGCCGCTGTAAGCGGCGCCGCCAGAAGTGGCAGCAAAGAGGATGGTGCCCGCAGTCGTGCTGTTCACGTAGAACCCGAGGATGCGCTGCTGGTCGCCACCGCGACCGATCACGGCGCTGCCAGTCAAATTGGTGGGCGTACCAACTTCGATAGTCGGTGAGGGCATGTCAAGCTCCTACGCGGTCGCGCTTGGCGCGAGCCTTGGCGAAATGACGCTTCTTGAGGGCGCCGAACGATTGAGCGCCGACACTACCACTAATCAATCGCTCCGGGGAAGGCAACGTCTCGCCATCGCGCTGCCGCTGCGTGCGCGCCGCCTTCCACGAGACGCCCACCGTGAGCGCCGCGTCCACCCCGTGGCTCGACCAGTCGTGTACCGGCGTCGGCCGGAATATCCGCAACTCCGCATCCCACTCCCGGTGGTAATGCACCAGGCACTCGATCCCCTCGTGGCAGCGCGTCCCGTCGATCCACATGCGCGGGAAGGTCGCCCGCAACGCCTGGATCTGCTCCTGCTTGTCGAGGCGCGGCGCAATCACGAACTTGCCGAGCACGTCACGGTGCCCCCGGTTCCAGTCCTGAAACTGCTGCAAAATCGACTTGCCCCCCGCGGCCAGGGTGCGCGGCCTCGCGTCGTGCGGCAGGTAATGCGTCCCGTAGGTGAAGCCGCGCTCGACCCGCTTCGCCTCCAGAGTCCGCGCGTAGAACTCGACGTCCTTGCCGTTGCTCGAATGGTAGTCGATCATCCGCAGCTCGCCGCCAAACACCTGGTACCACCAGATCACCGTGTCGTCGGTGCGCCCCAAGTCCCACCCCGTGTGAACCGGCACGCCCTTCTCGTGCGGCACCTCCACCGTGATCCTGCCGGCGTTGCGGGCGATGTCCACGCAGTCGCCGAAGATGCTTCCGGGGATCGCCGCGTCGAAGCTGACGTAATACTCCTGCATCCAGAGCGAACGCCCGTACGCCTCGCCATGCAACGCCTGCAACTCCTTCAACTCGTCCCGCATCTGCACGGGAGAGAATACCCGCGTGTCGTCGTTCGTCAGCGATTGGTAAAACCACCCCGCCGTCGTCTGCACGCCGCGCGCATCGAGCACCACGGAGTCCTCCGCGTGCTCACACATCGCCTTGAAGTGATTCTTCCCGCGCGGCGTCGAATTGAAAATCGACCACCCCCCGTTCTCCAGCAAAATAGGCCGCATGTAAGCCCACGCGGTCGGATTGCTCAGCGCGTACTCCGAAAACACGATCCCCACCGGGGGGGAGCCCACGAGGCTGTCGAAGTTGTCCGACCCAACGAGCTGGAACGTGGAGCCGTTGTGGAACTTGATCATCATCTCCTGCTCGCGCGTCGTGGCGCGCAGCTCCTGCGGGAACGCATCGTCAATGCGCCGCCTCCCCGTGTTCGGGTTGATGGCGTCGAACATGGACTTGCGCGCCTGCGAATACTGCGGCAGGCAATACCAGTACGTCCCCACACGCTCGTGCGCCGCACACGCTACATGGTGCAAACAGAGCTCGTCCTTGCCACTGCGACGGTGGAACTTCATCACCGCACGCTTCCCACCCTCGGACAAATACCGCCACGCCTTCTCCTGGTAATGACGCGGCTTCCATCCGAAACTCGGCAACGTGATCATCGCGCAATCCCTGCGATCGCTCTCATGGG